AGCTAGATCTAGAAAAAACAATGCCAGTTCAACACTTCAACTTATTATTGATGATAAGGGTTTAAAAATAAAGGCAATCCTTGACATCACAAATAATAGTGAAGCAAAGAATCTCTTTTCTGCAGTCAAGCGTGGTGACATATCAGGTATGTCATTCATGTTCACGGTTGCTGCAAATGAATGGAGCAATCTTGAAGAAGATACTCCAAAAAGAAAAATTACTGAGATTTCAAGAGTCTATGAAGTAAGTGCAGTGAATTTCCCTGCTTACCATGACACTGAAATATATGCTAGACAAGAATCTGATACGTTGGAGAACGAAAAGAAAGCACTGGAGAGTGCTCGATCAGCATTTTTGGTGAAGAATGAAAACCTTGAACTAGCGAAACA